CTGCGAGATCTGTAGAGAGTCTCGTGGATCCACTGCGATCCCGTCGCTCGGCTGATCCAGTTACTCCCGTCGTGGTCACGGGCCTCTCTCCAGCTCTGGGATGCGTTCTGCGTGTCGAGGACCGTCCCGTCTTCCATCCGATAGCGTGCCATGGTCTCCTGCTCCTCTCCCGCCGTCATCCGGCGTTTGATGGTCCGGGATCCGCCCGGATCGGGGAGGGGAACTCTATTTCCCCCCACTGAGGACATAGTCCCACGATGGGACCATTTTGTCAACAAGAATCTTTTCCAGGTCCGGTATGAAGCACCCTTCTCGTGCGCTGCGCCTCACGATGGCGTTGGGCACAGATCGCGCATCGCGTCATCGTCCGACCGCCCCGGTTCCAACCCCTCCGCGGCGTCCGCGGGCCATCGCTTTTCATCTGGATGCCGCAGTCCCTGCACCAATCGGCCCGGGCAAGAGCGGCCCTCAACTCCCGCGAGTAGATCCGGCACCGAGCCCTATGGAGTTGAGCGCAGAGGAGACAGTGGCAGGCGAGCCCAGGAGCCAATGGCCGATAACCGCATTGTCCGCAGAGGCCGGAGGCGCGCTTGCGCACCCGCCAGCGGTCCGCCGCCCGGCGCTGCGGGCTCCGCCCATCGGGCTTGGACATAGGGGGTGAGCCAGGGGATCGCACGGTGGTCAGACACCCCGCCATCCGTCGACCCAGCCCGGCCGGCGGTGCTGGGGAGGCGGTGGCCGCTCATCCGCCGGCGCCGGCTGGGACTCGACCTTCTGGGCAAGCTCGTCCGCCTTCTCCGGGAGGGACTGGATGAGCCCGGGACCGAGGATGTTCAGAGCGGCCAGGCAGTAGCCCTCGAGATCGAAGGCCTCGTTCCGGTCTTGGACCTTGATCCACTCTCTGACGGAGCCTTTCGTCTTGGACCACCGCCACATGGGCTTCTCGGCGAGGAGTTGTTTGCAATAGTCGAGTTCTATCCACTCGGGGAAGTGCATGTAGCCCGGCTTCCCCTTCGCCGAGATCGCCAGCCTCGAGAGAACCGTTTCCTTCGCCGTGTCCACACAGAGCGTGAAGAGCACGGCGCGGTAGCGGTTGTTGCGGGTGGGGCGAGGGACGATGGGCTTGCCGCGCTCATTGCCGCCTCGGATCGCAAACACCCGTCGCGACTCCCGGGCCTTGGTGAACCGGTAGACCATTTGTGGGAAGCTACCGCCGCAGTCGATCACGACACAACTGATCGGGATCTCCTGCCCGCTCTCGTGGGTGAAGGTCTGCTGGAGGAACCGATCGAGCTCGAGCCAGAGTGTGTCTTCCCCTGGATCGCCTTGGAACTGTTGCAAGGCGATCAACCAACTCTCTTCGCCCGCGCCGTAGCCCTTGACCGCGACCTCGAGCCACGTGTCCTGGACGTCGACGGCCGCGACAAGGATCCCGACGCCGGTGGGAACGGAAGCGGGATAGCGCTCGGCCCTGGCCAAGATCTCCTCGGCCTTCACCTGCTTCTTATCCCACCGCTCTTCGAAGGTCTCAGCGAGGACGGTGTTGACGAAGCCCTTCAGCTTCATTGGGTTTTCCTTGGCCTCTATCCATTCCTGCGCTGCCTTCACCCAAGGAAACCATCCGATCGGCGAGTAGAGGCTTGAGAGGTGGAACCCGATCGTCTCGCCGTCGCCAGCGTGCTTCACGCATCGCCACTCGCCACGGGCGAGCATCTGAGTCTTGCACAGCTCCTCGATGAACACGCCGCAGGCTTCGCAGAACAGCTCCGCGGTCTCGGGCTTCCCCTCGTCCCATCGGATGTTCGCCCACCGGATCCAGTCCATGTGCTCGCAGTGCGGGCAGGGGACGAAATACCTGTGCTGATCAGAGGCCTCAAACGTGTCCTCGATGCGGGAGCGGCCTTTGATGGTCGGGGTCGAGACGAGGAGGATCTTGCGGCGCTGGAACTGGGGCCCGGTCAGGCGCTTCTCGGCGAGATAGACGGGCTCACCTTGGCCCTTCACATCGCCGGGGTACTCATCGATCTCGTCGCAGAAAAGCCATCGGATTGGCTTCGACTTGATGCCGGTCGCCGAGTTTGATCCCGTGAGAAAGAGGTTTCCGCCGGCGAAGTCCTTGGCAAGGAGGCTATTCCCTCCATCCCGTGATCGTGGTTTTGTGACGAGCTGCGAGAGCACGGCGGTCGCCGAGATCATGGGGTCGAGCCGCTGCTTGCTGAAGTCCCGCGCGTCAGGAACGGTTGGACGAAGGACGAGGACCGCTCCCGGGAAGTTCACCATGATGGCGGCGAGCCAATTAAGGCCCGTCTGGGTCTTGCCCAACTGCGTCCCGAAGATCAAGACCACGCGCTTCCAGCGCGAGTAGGGACTCAGCGCCTCGAGGATGTCTCGCGTGTAGGGAGTCGTGTCGGATCGGAAACGGGTCGGGGCCTGGCCCGGGCGTGCGTCGATGATGACGTGCTCATCGGACCAGTCGGCGATCGAGAGCCGGGGCTCTGGAGCCCAGCCGGCGCGCCAGCCCTCCAGGTAGACGTCATGACCCGTCAGAGTGTGGTTCGTTGCCGTTGCCGTTGCCGTTGGAGAATCCACGACAGATCTCCTCGATCCCTTCCTCGAGCAGTCTCAGGGCCTCGGGTGACAGAGCCGGGGTGAGCCGCTCCTTCAGATCGATCAGACGATCCCGGGTCGTCCGCCCCGCGTTGAAAGCCGCAATCCGGACCTCGTCGGCCCTGACGAGGTCACCTCGCCGTCGGTCCAGGTCCAGCTTCGCGAGCTGAGCCTGGTAGAGCTCACGCTCTGCACGGGCCGCCGCATACCCCGCAGCAGTCCCATTCCCTCCGGTGTCCTTTGCCTTTCCATCGTCGGACCCAGTGAGATCCATCGGGAGCGAGGGTTGATCGTGCGCGCGGGCGTGCTTGGGGTCTCCGGTGATCCGGTTGCGCGGCTTGCTCCGATCGGTGTTGTCGTCCCATTGGCTGTCGGCGAGGACCGGGTCGATCTTCCCTCCGATCGTCTCGACCCGGCCCGCTGTGATGGCGCGCTGCACAGCGGAGTGGGAGACCCCACGCCGACGCGCGTACTCACGCTGGGAGATGAGGGCGTTGCGTCGTCTAGCCACACCGAATCATTCCCCTGGCCGAAGATGTCGTTGCCGGCCCACGGGGACCGGTGGCACGGGCGGCGCGGCCCGAGTGGCACAAACTGGCACGGGTGGCGACTTGTTTCACACTTCTCCCACGTTTTAATTCTCGGCCGTCGCCGGCACCCTCGGGGCTCTCCCAGGGAGGACCCGCGCAACGCAATTGAGCACAATGTGTTAGGATTGTCATAGCCCACGGCCGCCAGAGCGCCCCAGAGCGTTCAAGACCTCGCGCTCCATCTCCTCCCTGAACCACTCGTCCGCTGTCTTCTCTGCGGTCCTCGTGAACTCCAGGCGAGGCTGCAAGAGCTTGCCGCTCGTGAACAGGTAGACCGCGCGGGTCGCCTTCTTGCCGATTCGCTGGAAGATCCCGACCGCGGGGATCAGGTAGGTGCGCGTTCTCGTCACAGCCACGCGCCGCCGGCCGGTCTTGGTGCGGTCGAACCGCAGCCTCCCCATGCGGAGCTCCGGAGGCACGGTCTGCGCGAACGTGGGCCGAGCGGGCCCACCGATCACAGGTTCGGCCACGCGCTTGGCCGATGGAGTCACGGGCTTACGCACGGCGCCGCGCTCGAAGGCGGAGAGCAGGAGCCGAGGCTTGTGCCCCACGGCGATCTCGGCGAAGGGCCGGCCCCGACCCACAGAGGCAAAGGGCTTGATCACCGCGGACTGACGCAAGACGAACTCCCGCTTCCGGAGCGTGAACTCTGCCTCGACCCTCCGGCGTTCGGCTTCCTGGATCCGCTTCGCCGTGTTGTTGATCGCGTTGACGACGGCATAGGCGAGCCGGCGCTGGCCGTTCTGAAGACGGAGGACAAGCTCGGCGGACTCGATCCGGACGTTGATGTTCATTCCGCGTCCCCGTGGTCCTCGCGGCCGAGGGCCTCGAGCTGACTGCGGTGGCCGTAGATCGCCTCGAGGGTGAGGCAGCCCTCAGAGAGGCGGACGAGCGCGGCCGCCCGGGGGGGGCGTGGGGCGTGACCCTGCAGCCACTCATAGACGGATTGGGAGGTCACGCGGAGATCGGGGTCTTGGCCCAGGGCTTGGACGATCCGCCCCACGCCGTAGCTCCTGACCCATCTCCCGAAGTCCGTATCCCAGCGGAAAGGATCTCGTGGCTGGTGCATGGGGCTCTCCGTCCCGCAAGGCCCCAGCCCTCGCTTCAGATTGATCCTTGGGTCTCTCTCGGGCTGATTGTAGCAGCCGCTCAGGGATAGTCCACTGGATTGCCTGGAGGCCCCGGCCCTTCGGGGGCGCAGTCGGACAGCTGGGGCGTCCGCGTTGCGCTTACGCGTGGATGCCAGCACGCGCCTCGGGGCCGGGGACATCACAGGACCAGACCTTCTGGGATCTCGGGCAGGACCTTGTGATAGGTCGCGTCGGCAGGGTTCGGCCAGCGTCGGCGGTTGGTGTTGTACCAGCAGATGGCCGCTCCGATCTCATTGGCCCGCTCGATATGCCGGGCGAGCTTTTCTCGGCGCGCGGCCTCGGGCTCATCCGGATAGAACTGGGTCTCGAAGAGGGTCCAGGTCATGTCCCCTTTCGTCTGCTTCCACCATCCTGGCCCTCCCAAGTCCGCGCGCATCCACCGGCCCTCTTCGTCGTTCACCTCGGCGTCCGGGCTCTCGTACTTGCAGCCGTCGAACCAAGTCCTATGCCGCTCGGAGGAGCAAGCGGCACTCGTGATCCGTTGGGAGATGAGAACCATCCCGTGGGAGCTGAAGAGGAGCTGGAGGAGCAGGTGGAAGTGGAAGAGCGCCGGCGTGAGGAGAGCCGGGTCGAGGGGGGATTCCTCCGGACGACCGAGGAGCCAATCGATCCAGTTCGAGAACCATCCCCACTCGAGAAACGCCCCGTGGATCCCCGCAGCCTTCCACCTTGGGAGAAAGAGCTTCAAGGCGGCAGCGTAGAGCTTGAAGTAGGCGTGCTGGTCGATCGCCGCCAGCTTCCCTTGGCCGCTCCCGTTGTGGCTCCCGTAGCTGCCTCCCGTGAAGAACTCGGGGTGCTGCTGCGCAGCCTTCGTCGCGACGTAGAAGTCGAAGAGCCAGAAGGCATCCGTGGGAAGGCGCCACTTGGGTTCATCGGCCGGGTGTTGCAGCCGGATCCAGTTGCCGAGGTTCATGAGGCGCTTCTGGTCGGGGTTCCACCTCTCGGCTCCATCGCGGAGTTCCTGGAGGATCGGCCAACGGAACTGATCGACAAGGAGGAGATCGAAGTCCTTGGCGAGGTGATCTCGTCCGTCCTGGTCGATGGACTGCATGATCGCTGGGGTCACGTAGGCGGC